GTCTTTGATGGTTAAATGTGGAGTAACCATGCGGAACAGACTCTTGATCTGCTTGGCTCGAGTCATGTCAGCCACGCTCTTGCCCTCTAGGGCATCTTCGACTTCCTTTTTACTGGCCAGGTTACCTACTGAATCAACAATGACAATGACATGATCGCCGCGCTCCAGATTGTTAAGCTGCTGCATGCTGTCATGCTTTAGTTGTTCAATGTCGGTAATAGGGGTGTGAAGTACTCGGCTGGTATCGATCCCGAAACTATCAAAATAAGACTGAGGACTACCAAACTCAGAATCGTAAAACAGTACAATAGCGTCTTCATATTTGTCCATGTAGGCCTTGGCCAACATCAGGGCAAAGGCAGTTTTAAAATGCTTGCTGGGCCCAGCAAACACAGTCAGACCTGGCGCCAGGCCACCGTCCAGACGACCGCTGAGCGCCACGTTGATCATGGGCACTGGAGTCTGAATCAGATCCTTGGCTGTAAAAAATTTACTTTCATTCAAGATTGCAGTATCTTTAATGGTGCTGTTCTTCTGCAGTTTACTTAGTAGGTTACTCAATGTCATCTCCTTGTTCAAATTCAAACCATTCATGAAGCTGGCTTAATATAGCTTCATATTGTGCATCCTGAATGCGCTGTGGCCCTGGGTTATCTTCATGCTTGTGAGCACGCGCCCAGCCAAAGGTCAGACCGTCTTCAATACAACGCTCCAGCAACGGATAAAATTTAGGTCGCATCATGAAAAAAGATCCTCCAGTGTGGCCTGTGGCGAGCTATTCCAACCCAGACTTTCAATGATGCCATTCAAGGGTTCAATGAAACTCTTCTCCCACATTGTATCATAGTCTACATATTTTGTCAATGCCAATTCGGCAGGCAGGTCACCGATAAAGGCTATGCAGTTTTCTTTGATGGGATTGGGTGTCTGCAGATACACAAACTTGATCTTTTCTCCTTCGCCTATGGTGGGATACTTATGATCTAGGTTGCGATCTTTGATGTAGTAGTTATACAGCAGAGCGCCACGCACATGCATGGGCGTACCTTTGGTATAGATGTCGCTACGACTGGTATACTTGGTGAGATTGTTTACACCGCGGGGGAACGCAATCTCAGCTGCCGACAGAAGTAGGTATCGATCCTTCTGTGTGTTAATGTACTCCTGAAGCGCAGCTTCATTCTCATTGAGCGCGATCTTGACCGCTTCTTTAAGTAACGAGCGACATACCTCTGGAGTCGAAGACCTGACAATTTCAAGTCCCATGACCTTGAGTTTAGGTTCGGCATACTGTACTCCTTCGTTGTTCAACACATTGAGTGCATAGCGTTTCTTGGCCACCCAGATACCACGCGTGGCTATGGCTTCACGTTTGAACCAAATCTTCTGATCATAGGCATTGGTGTATTCGGCCAGCAGACCACAGGCTTTATTAATGGCATTGGTAATCTTTTCTTCACAGATACGGTCCAGTATCTTGACAATTTCATCCTGCGACTTGTCGGCATAGAACTTCTTCACCAAGGGGTCTAGAGTAATGTAGCAGCTGTCAGTATCAGAATAGAAACTATATTTAAAATCCTTGGTGCCACAGATCTTGTTCAGGTAATCATCCAGGGCCTTGCCTACTGTGCGAATGATATACTGGCCAGTCAGTGTAATACCTTCGGCGATGCGATCATCGAAGTATCTAAAATAATAGTTAGCCCAGGCGCCATACAAACTGTTGAGCTGAATCTTACGCGCCATCTGAAAGTTATTGTACTTGCTGATGTCATTTAGATAGCGTTTGTTCTTGGTCTCTTCATACTGCTGCTGTGCAGCCAGCATCTTCTTTTTATAGTCCTGTCGATCCTTGAACAACTTGGCCACAATCTCTGGAAACAATCCCAGCTTATCAGTACGGAAATAATAACCATTGGCACTCATGCAGTGATCAATATCAACTGTCCTGTCCAGCAGTCTGTCTACCTTGGCGCTCATGACCTCACTCTGCCCTATGGGCTCGGCCAGATCATTGTACTCTGCCATCAGAGTTTCTGGACTCATGTTGTACTGCATGATGATTGACGGATACAGCGATGTGGCATCAAAACTAACCACCCAGTCATATTGGCCAGGACGAGGGTCCTGCACAAAGGCCCCAACAATGCTGCGGTCTGGTCTGGTGGTGTCGCGAGGATGCACCACCATGTTCTGATCCCAGAGATGGTTATACAGGATACAGTCCCAGATGCGTACTGCACTGAACACATCTGAGAAATTACATTTAGCATCAAAGGCCATGGTCAGTGCCAGCTCAATGAGCTTCATTTTATCTTCCAGCTGGCTCACACGCTCCACGTCAACGCGGTTATATTCTACAAAGCGATCCCAGTCCTTGGTATAGAACTCACGAAAGGTATCATAGGGGTTGTCCAGCTTACCAACTCCCAGCTCTACCTTACAGATATGATCCAGTCGATAACTTTCCTGTGCATTGTAGGTAAACTTTTTATACAGGTCCAGATAGTCCAGCTGAGTCACACCAACAATGTCATAGGCAGGCAGCACCTTGTCAGCCATGTGTACGTCGCGCCTAATAACCTTGCGCCAAGGGCTGAGCTGCTTGGCCACATCATCGCCTAGAACACGCTGGATACGATGCACCAGATAAGGAACGTCAAACAACCCAATATTCCAACCAGTGATAACATCTGGACAACGATGTACCCAATCAGTAACAAATTGTCGGAGCATGTCTTGTTCGGATGCGTGATCACGGATGTTATATGTTGTAATATCTTTTGTAGCATAATCCTGTACGCTGATCAGCAGTATTTGTTCGTTGGCAGACTCAATGTCTGGAAATCCTGCTTCGGAGGCAGTCTCAATGTCTATGCTGCGAATATCAATCTGTGTCATGTCAAATTCAATCTCACCAGGATACTCTCTGGTAATGTATTGATACTGCCAGTTGGTGTTGCCATGAATCTTCATGTTGCCCACATCCTTGTAGTTCTTGATGAAGTCGCGGGCATCGTTGATGTCACCAAAATCTATGCTGTCCAGGGGCTCGCCAAACATGTTGCGATATGTGACAGCGCCCAGCTTGGCCTTGGGTAGAAATAGCTGTGGTTTGAAGCCAACTCGCTCTTGAAATCGACGGCCGCGGTCCACACCACGAACACAAATCGAATTTCCTACTACTGCGACGTTGGTATAAAAGTTCATAGATTCCTCATGATCAGGGGGCTTTGATAAATAGTATGGGGCAGACTGTCAGTATAGCAGATCTGCCCGTGAATGTCAATAACTATAACGAAAACCGACATTTAAAGAGATTCAATGGATCCGGTAACACTGTTTGCCCTCGCCAACGGCGCGGTCAAATTGGTCAAAGAAGGCTGTAAGCTCTACAAAGATATCAAGGGTGCTGCGGGCGATGTCAAAGACGTGCTCAAGGACCTGGACGATCAGTTTCATAACAAGTTTCGGGATCGTGCGCCTTCGGTTGCAGAAAAGAACCAGTATGTCACCGAACGTAATCGTGTTGTTGAGCTCAACAAGCGCAATGGCGAGGTGCACAATATATATCAGGACATAGGCAATCACCTGGGCACTTACTTCGATAATTATCACAAGTGTTTCGCCATTTTTGAAGAAGAAGAGCGTCGCAGCAAGAACGAAGTCTACACTGGCGAAGATAGTCTGGGTAAACGCGCACTGATGCGTGTATTGATGAAGAAGCAGCTGGAGCAGATGGCCACTGAGCTTCGTGAAATCATGGTGTACAACAGCCCGCCTGAATTGGGCGCACTCTGGACCGAAGTCAGTGAAATGATGCAGGTCATGGGCAAGGAACAAAAACTGGCCATAGCCCGCCAGATGCGTCGCAACGCCGAACAGGAAAAAATTCGTCGTCGTCAGCGCAAGAAGATGATGTACAAGATCACCTGCTGGAGCCTGATAACTATTTTTATCAGCAGCGTAATATTAATGTTTGCCTTGGTGATTGATTATAGAATTCAACGCTTCCCTGAGCTGGGTAACTGCATACCACCCAAAGGCAGCTGGTTGTACAGAAAATGGACAAACTTAATCTGGGCAGAATGCGAATGAACCCTGAGTTTCATGTTGAAGAAGATTTTATTTCTGAACAGGAAAGATTGTCTATACGTCAAACAGTATTAGACCATAGGCAGCATTGGTCTGATCTGAGACCCGAAAGATACAGCGGCATAGATTTCAGCACATTGGGCAATGCATTGTATATCATGGAAGGCGAAGGACAGACCGTGGTCGACATCAATCAACAGGTTAGATCTTTGTTGTTGGAAAAATTTGATTGGTTGTACCAACGCGTCTGCAACAAGATTGAACAATTAACTGGGCATCCTACCAGACTACATACCGAACTAACTGTACCTGGGTTTCATGTTGTTCACAAACCCAGCAACACTGATGACGACACCATAGGATTTTTTCACAATGACATGAGCATACTCAGCTATGATGTCGAGTCCAACATGGAAAGCAATCGCTCGGTGCTGATAGCCATAGACATTCCCAGTGCTGGGTCCTATCTTTTATACAAACACAATGATGAGGTTCGAAAACTTGATTATAAATTGTCGGCATTTCATCAGTGGGATGCCAGACTAGACCACAAGGTAGGTGGTTTAAAACTGCTGTCTGGTGAGCATAGAATTACCCTGCAGTCCCACTACTACTATAATGCGAGG